CAAATTAGGAGCGAAGTTAAGCCTGACGGTGCTGAAGAGTGGATGTTTAATTCTAAGCAACACGATCCAAAGCTAATTACCACAATTACAGATGATTCTCAACCTACCTTTAATGGTGGTGTTAAGAAAAAATATATGCACAAACAATCTGTAGCTCAGTTTGCTGTTTACCCTCAAGGAGAAGGAGGAAAGCTTACAAAAAAGCAGATTGAATGTATCGAAAAAATGGCACAGGGTAGAAGTAACGGACAGATGATTGCTGATGCTGGTTCGGTTCAAGTAACACCAGCTATTGCAAGCGTTCCAATCGTAGGACCAGTATTGGCAGGTATCGTATTTGGACAAACGAGAAAACAAGTAGGAAATGTTGCGAGCGATGTTGCTGGGCAATGGAACGACTGCTAATATATTTTTACCAGACCCATTATCAAGCTATTAACTTAGCCTCTGCTCTGTTGGAACGTCAGTACCAAAGCCTCCTAGACTCACACATGCTAGGGGGTTTTGTTGTATGGAAATAAAAGACATATCAATTAAAGAAATACCTGAAGCTTCGATAGATACAACATTTATTTCTACACCTGATCCTGTAATACCAAACAACATAGGTTTTCCTGTCATTCAAATGCCTGGTTGTGTAAGGGCTAGGACGTTAAAAAATAAAAACTTAGTAACTAATGATGAGCGTGGAAATCTAATTATTTGTGATGGCAATGTTCCAACACTTGAAAGCATGGCTGTTGATTGGGACGGATTGTCTGCTGTTGGACCTGTAAAAGCAGAAGAGCCAGAAATAGTACCTCCTGTTCCAAAGTTAAAAGGGAACCAAAGAAAGAAAGTGAAAGAAAAGGATGGCAAAGATAACCAAGAGGGAAAGACCGATGTAGGACAACAAGACTTTAAAATTCCAAATATTGATGGACAGTTTATTGCAGATAAATTGCCATGCCCACCATTAGATACACTTGCTAAAACTCCTGTTGGTTCGTTAGGTAAAGGAGGACTTGCAAGAATAAAAGGATGGAAAAGAGATGAACTTACAGGTAAATGTGAAACAGTATGGGAGGGTTTAAGTCCTATAGAGATTGCAGGTAATTACGCTCCACAACCTACAGTCCTTGTTAATACATCTGCTATTGCTATCACATCAGTTGTTGGTGTTACTGTTATTGGTCAACCGATAGCTAAGTTTGTCCAAAAGCAATTAAAAGGTCAGGTTAAAAGCTTTTCCAAAAAGATTACTAAGAAGATTCTTGCTTTGAGGGGGAAGAAGCCTCCTGTAAAGTCCCTCGCTGAAAGGAGAAAGGAACAGAAGGAGCTTCGGAAGTAACCTCAATACTATGAGTGTGATCTGGCAATGTATTAGGAGGATTCACTAAACGGACATCTTCACAGACAACGTAACTAGGACTGTCTTTTGCATAGACAACCCCAAGTTTTAATTGCTCTGCACAGACTTTTAAACGTCCCAAAGCATAATCTAACTTCTTAGCTTTATAGGCTTGTTCTAAATACTTAACACGGCTATTCATAGCAGCTACGCACCTGTTAGTCATGCGTCTATCTAGTGGAACGGCCACGGTTGCAGTTATACCATAGTTAAAACTTAAGTTATTACGAGCCTGTCCAGTTCTAATTGGTTTTGTATATAAAACTCCACCAGGATTAGTTAAGTTACCATCATCATCTGTACTATCGTCATATACATTTTCAAGGTACGTTGGTTCATAAGGATCTTTCCAAGTGTTCACTTTTGAGATGAAGGGATTTATTGTAAGAGTCGTTCCACTGCAACGGATTCCATCACCTACTTCTTGAAACATAAAGCTACCATTTTGAACCTGAATACCTTGATTGATTACCGACCCCTGTGATGTAGCTGAAGGTGATGCTATTGTTGTGGCGTTTGCAAATACTGGCTGACTAAATGTTATTGAGTAAAGACAGATACCGATTCCACAATAGATTCTGTTGTTGTGGTTCGGTTGATTGTTGTTACATTTGAAAGGCCAGGATTTGATAGGGTTTCTGTAAATGAAAAAGCGTTGCCAGCAGTTTTGATTCCCCAATCGGGTTTGTTTGCTGGTGTTACATCTACTGATGTCCATGTAAAGGTGATGTTATCAACTGTTTGAGGTGCATTTAATACAGCTTTAGGTGAAATAGTGTTTGTATTTAGTGGTTCGATATTGTGACCTGAGACAACATATTCATAGCCAGATCTATAATCTACAGAAGTGATAGTTTCACTAACTACAGTTTTAGTTTCTTGACGAGAATTGAGCGTACCAGTTGAAAAGGTTGGGACAACGGGAACGGCAGAAACGCTAGTCCCTGCAAAGGATATAAGCAGTAATAACTTATATATTTTATGCACTATTTAACAGTTATTTCTGATGAAACTTGAGCCGTTCCAGTAGTTCCCGCACCTCCCGCTACTGTAGTTGCAATTCCAGAGCTAACTACTGTGCCACTGAGATTTCCAGCTACACCACCGCTTGTGACTACAGTGTTACCGAAGGCTGGCATATCAGCTACAACACCTGCTGAAACATCCACACCTGAACCTATTGCTGGAATAGCGTCACCTTGCAACCAGCTTTCAGAGAACGAAAATGCAGATCCAGCAGTATTGACCTCGTATACACCAACATCAAGTGTTGCTGCTGCTGTGGCTGTACCTGCTGTTAACTTTCCAAAGTGTTCTCCAGTAGTAACTTTCATATTGTTACCAGAGACAGCGTAAGTAGATGGAACCCTAATGGCCTGTACTGCTGCTCCATCAACTTTTAAGCTTGTTGATGCTGTGTGTTTAATTGATATGTCAGCCTGTGCTGGTGCTGCTAATAGCAGAAGAATTAATAGCTTCTTCATGTAAGTTTCCCTGTTTGTGGATCGATAGGTTTATTGGTTATTGGATCAATCTTTGGCTCAACGGGTACAAGTTTTATCGGTGTTTCGACTCTGATTGTTTGAAAGTTTTGTGATTGAGCTTGAAGCATTGCTTGAATATCTTTTTTATTCATTGGTTTATCGTCTTCTGATTTATAAGTACCATCACCTCTTTTCTTTGCTGTCTCCACGCCATAACTAGCCAAAACTCCAGTGAACACCGAAGCGATAAAAGTTGGATCGATTTTATTTTGCTGCCATCCTGGGATAGTTATGTAATTCAAAGTAAGAATAAATCCACTCCAAATTAAAACTCCAAGACGAACAAAATTACCAAGAATTGCTAACTGTTCTTCCTTGTCATCAATATTTTCTTTTAGTTTTTGTAGAGGGTTTTTCTTTTTTGGTTCGGTTACTTTTGACTCATCCATATAGAAAAAAGAGGAAACACACTTAATCTATACGGTAATAGCGTAAAAGGTAATGAAGTTCTTGTCACAAGAGCAAAAAGAAGTAATAGCTAAGGCTCATGGGATATCGATTGAATCAATTAATAAAAGAATAGAAATATGGAGTTTAATTAACGATCCAGATATATCAAAGCCTGATTTAATTGCTGCTCAAAAGGAATGGATTAAGATCCAACAGGGAACTTGGCCTAATGTAAATGTCTGAAATTGTTGCTGCTTTGATTGGTGCGATGGTGTCAGCGTTGTTGATGGTTTTAGGTAACCGATCCAATAAAAGACAAGGCGACATCCGAGAAATTTTTCATCGTTTAAACGCTATAGATAAAGAACTTGTAAGACTTGACTCAAACAGACCTAGAAATTGGAGAGGGCAATGAATTGTTGGCACTGTCAAACTGAATTGATATGGGGAAGTGATTCTGAATTTCCTCTACCTTCAGATGAATATGATTTTATTTCATTTCTTTCTTGTCCAAAATGCGAAGCTCATGTAGAGGTTTATCACAAGGCTGAAAACAACAAAACCCCAAGGTGATGGGGAGAGGAGGGAGGTTTTGTTGTGACTATGTATGTGAGGAGTCAAGTTAAATCTAACAATAAGATTTATAATTGAAAAGTTTTGAAAGCAACAAATGAGTAATTACGTTCCAAATTGGCGAGCAGAAGATGAAAAAAGAGTCAAATTAATGAACATTTGGTACACAGAAGACGGAAGACATAACAAATCACATCCGTCACATGGAATATTCACAGGTTTGGCACAAAAGTATAAAAATCGTCAGAATTTAGAAATAGACTCTATTGATGAATTAACCCATGAATGAAGAAATACAAATTGATTTATCATTTTTGGAAGATTTAGGCGAACCACCAACATTAGAAGAAGAGCTTTCAGTAGAAAAAGATATTCTTAGATTGAAAGCAACAAAAAATATTAATCAGATCAAAGAGTATGCTGAAAGCTTAATTAGGCAAAATCATGCTCAAAGCCATTTTATTTCTAATTGCTTAGGCAAGATGGCTGAACTGCAAGGTCAATTAGCTAAATATCGAATTGAAGAAACAAAGGGTAAGCAACAGCTAACTAAAAATGAAATGAAAGGTATATGGAATAAATTTATGAATAAGAAGAATTAAAAATCATTTTACTATTTTCATATTTAATTTTATCGTCATTAACTGATACTTCAGGGTATTGGATCGTATACCACCGATGTTTACATTGGAGGCATATTCTTCTTCTTATTCTTATATTTTGAGCACTAATATTAGTGTCAACAACTTTAGTCCTTACAGTAGAACATTGAGGACAAGGCCCATCGTGACTTAATTGCATAATTCATACTTTTATAATTTAAATTTAGTTCCATCAGTCATCATATAGCCATCAGGAGGCAATGATAGCCATACTCTGCGACCATTAGAAATTTTAAAGTATAACGAACCACAAGATACTAGTCTATCTGTTTCGCAGTTTGTAACTGTTTCATTTCTCGGCTCGTCTGTCTGCCTGAAACTCTGTTTTTCGTAACCTGTTGCCATTCAAGTGAATCTTGTTGAACTGCTTCAGCATACCTCTCAGCCCCGACTTTATGACGTAAGAAATCATAAATAATATCTCTTAAAACATCAGAACGTTTTTTACCTTCTTTTTCAACATGATCAAGTAACAATTGACCACGATAAGGTTCTAATAAAATATTTAAGTGAATTCTTTTTTTGCCAGGGTAATCAGTTTTGTTCTCCATCTGGTCTAAATAAGTTGTTACCATAATAGGCAAGAACTAGATGATGCCACAAGCTTCAGGCATTAGAGTCCATTCGATAGCGTCATTGTTATTAACGTATTCAAGAACAGATTCTTTTGTTATTGGATCGTCTGAATGTAGAGGCCAGATAAAACTTGTATAGCATCTGCCATGAGTCCATTGCTCTGGTTCGTATAGAGTTGCACGATGGACAAGGATTGAATCAGAGACTTCTGCCTCTACATAGATAACTTCTGTCTCAGAGTTCCATTCATATGAATAGATTTCATAAACGTCAGACATAGAATAATTCGATAAGGTTATATCAGATTAGCGTAAAGACAGCAATAATACAACTCTCGCACGCGGGGATATATACAAATGTGTCCCACGAACCACAAACATAGTCAGTCACTAGCTTTATCGATGGGACACCTTGGTGGGACATTCTAAATGTGTCCCATCTTTTTCATTTCTTACGATCCAATGGGACACTTTTCATTTGTCCCAACCTTGTGTCCCATATCAGATCCCGTTCCACAACTAGGATTTACTACTGTTGGGACACTGTCCTTAACCTCTCCGCGTGCGAGGACTGCTTTGTATGTAATTTTTGGTTCGTTAGAAACTACTTCTATCAAACCTCTTTTAAGCAATCTTTGAACAGATTTTCTAACCGCAGCAGGTTTCCCCTCAAGAATAGGATCATCAACTAATTCGCTTGTGGTTCGTACTTCTGGATATATAACCCTTAAACGTTGAAGAACCCTACCTGTAACTGATGTTGGTGTTGGTTCGCTTTCTACTTCAGGAGTGTGATCAGCAATGGTAAAGCTTAGATCGTCTTCTAAACGCATCACCAGCTTTGAGCCTTCTCTACCTGATCTTGACTTTTGGATCGTGATTAATCTGCTGTATTT